CTGGCGGCACCGGGTTCGGCCCGTGGTTCGGCCACGGGAGCGCTCAGTTCACGAAGCGCCTCCCGAGCTCGTGCGGCGGGCTCGCGAATTTCTGCGCCCAGCACTTCGGCCTCAAGTCCGTCGTCTGAGTCAAGTTTTTCGGCTCAAAAACTTGTCATCGGGGGCCCGTCAAGCTGGTACTCTCGACGGCATGAAGCGAATCATTGCTCTCTTCGTCACCGTCGCAGCGGCCGCAGCCATCGCGACGAGTGCCTCCGCAGGTCCGAACCGCTACAGCAGCATCGGCGGCGGCGGCGGCGGCAACGGGGCCGGGTGCCTCGTGTACGGCAACTTGATCACGAACTTCCCCTCGTCCGTCAGCGGGCAGGCCACGATCAAGTGCGACGACGCGAACTATTGGGTGTCCGAGACAGCGTGCATCCAGCGCGAGAACTACACGAACGTGTGGTCGAACGTGGCCTGCGCGAGCAACTCCGGTTGGGGGATCACAACGATCTCGATGACCCACTTCTGCTCGTACACGACCTACCTCGACTACTGGCGCATGCAGGTAATCGGTCAGGTCTCAGGCATCGGCGGCTCTTTTGGTGGATCAGCCACCAGTCCCGTCGATTCCGGCCACTGCGCCTGACCTCTCGCGGCGAGGGCCCTCCGGGGCCCTCCTGCTTGCTACGCTCCCGGCATGGATAAACAACAGGCAGCCAGCCGCATCCTGATCTCCCCGAACAAGAAGGGCACCTTCACGAGGGCGGCTAAGGCAGCGGGCATGAGCGTTCAAGCGTTCGCCTCGCACGTCTTGGCAAACCCCGAGAAGTTCACGCCACTGATGCGGAAGAAGGCACAGTTCGCCAAGAACGCAGCGGGGTTCAAGCACTGATGGGCGACTACGCCGTCGAGATCACCCGCAGCGATACCGCTGGAGCCCAGCGCCCGCAGAAGCCGCCGACCGGCCGCGAAAAGCCAGCAGTCGCTGCTCTTCGCCGGACCGTCGACGCGCATCAGAAGGCCCACGGGCACCCGAAGCGCACGGCGTAACCCCGGCCCTGCCAAGCTGGCATGCTGGGGTTGTGCCTGCCCCCGCGTACAACAAGGGCGTCCATGCGGCTCTCGTGAGCGGAGCCCGCGCCGGACTGCCGAAGAGAGCCTGCGCCGGGAGCGCCGGGATCGGAGTGCGCGCCTTCCAGCGCTGGTTGGAGCGCGGGCGGCGCGCGGCCGACGCGCACGAGGAGGGCGAGGAGTGTCTCGTCGAGGACGAGCAGTACATCGAGCTCTACCGCGACGTCGAGAAGGCGGTCGCGCAGCGCATGGCCGAGCTCCTGGAGGAGATCGACAACAACGACGAGAAGGTCGGGATGTGGATGCGAAAGGCGTGGCTGCTGGAGCGCGCATGGCCGGACGAGTTCGGCCCGCCCGCGACGCGCGTCGTCCACGAGGGCGAAGTCACGCAGCGCACGGTGCTGGAGCTCCCGCAGGAGGCGCAGATGGCGATGCACGCGATCTTCGCCGGGATCGCCAAGCCGAAGGAGCTCCCGAGTGGAGGATCTTGACGCCATCACCCTGGCGCAGATGTCGCCGGGTGGCCTAGCCTGGTTCGACCTCCGCTCTGGCGAGACAGGGGAGTCGATCTACGAGCAGCCGCCGCACCTGGAGCTCCTCGACCGCGAGATCATGAAGCTGTGCAACGGCTGGGACGAGTACGGCGAGGACGACTACCGCGGCATCATCTTCTCGGTCCCGCCCCGCCACGGCAAGTCCTTCGAGTGCTCCCACTACACCCCGGCGTGGTTCCTCGGCCGCTGGCCGGAGAAGAACGTCGCGGTCGCGTCCTACGAGGCCGACTTCTCGGCGACGTGGGGCCGCAAGGCGCGCGAGGTCCTGGAAGCCAGGGGCCCGGAGGTCTTCGGGGTGGAGGTCGACTATACGTCCAGAGCAGCGTCGCACTGGCGAGTGAAACGCCAGCGGCGTGGCCGTCCGATCTATGGCTCTATGATCACGGCGGGCCTCGGCGGACCGCTCACCGGCCGCGGCGTCCATCTGCTCGTGATCGACGATCCGATCAAGACGGCCGTCGAGGCTCAGTCGAAGAAACGGCGGCAGGCCGTCTGGGACTGGTACACGAGCACCGCGGCCACGAGGCTTGAACCGGGCGGCAAGGTCATCCTCATCATGACGCGCTGGCACGAGGACGATCTCGCGGGGCGCCTGATGCAGGAGATGCGCGACGAGACGGGCCGCAAGTTCAAGGCGTTCAACTTCCCGGCCCTGGCCGAGAACAACGACCTCCTGGGGCGCTCGCCGGGGGATCCGCTCTGGCCGCAGCGCTACGGCAAGGAGTACCTGGAGGCCGAGAAGCTGGCCGCTGGCCCCTACGTCTGGAACGCGCTCTACCAGGGGAAGCCTGCCGCGATGAAGGGCGGCATCTTCGACCCGGACTGGTTCGAGCGCGTGAACGAGCCCTGGGGGATACCGCAGCGCGCCGTCCGCGCCTGGGATCTCGCGGCCACCGAGGCCGAGGGCGACTACACGGCGGGCGTGCTCCTGGAAAAGATTGGCGACCTCTACCTCGTGCGCGACGTCGTGCGCGAGCAGGTCGGCCCCGACCAGGCCGAGGCGCTGATCGTACGGACGGCGGCGAAGGACGGCCGAAACGTCAAGATCCGCTTCGAGCAGGAGCGAGGCGCGGCGGGCAAGATCCTGGTGGCCCACTTCAAGAAGCTGCTGCGTGGCTACGACGTGCGGGGCGCGATCCCCACCGGCGACAAGGAGGTCCGCGCGGCCCCGGCGTCGGCGGTCGCGAGCGCGCGCAAGATCAAGGTGCTGAACGACGAGTGGACCGAGGATTTCCTCACCGAGGTCGCGGTCTTCCCTCGCGGCGCGCACGACGATCAGGTGGATGCCTTCGCCTCGGCGTTCAACTGGCTGGCGAAGTCCACGGGGGTCGCGTCATGGTGACGCACAGCGAAGCAGTACACTGGTCCCCATGCTAGGCCGTGAGAAAGTGCAGTCGCTGGTCGACGCCGCCTTCGGGACGATGGAGAGCGAGAACGGAGACACCGCGCTGGTCGGGACGGTGCTGCTCGTGTTCGAGGTACGGACCGAGCACGACGAGACCGCGTTCTACTCGTTCTCGAACGACAAGCGCCAGTGGATCCAGCGCGCGCTCATCACGGAGGCCCAAGAAGCTATCCTTCTGGGTGAAGTGGAGGAGAGATGAGCGACGATCAGCTTAGGTGGGCCCTCGCGGAGCTCGCCCCGAACGCACCGCGCCTCCAGCGCTACGAGGCGTACGACCAGTATTACCGCGGTATCCAGCCTCTCGCCTTCGCGACGGACAAGTACCGGACGCAGTTCTGGGCCCTCTTCCGCGGATTCGCCGACAACATGTGCCAGAGCGTCGTGGACGTGCAGGCCGAGCGGCTTGAAGTCGTCGGCTTCTCCTCCTCGCTCGCCGAGGTCCAAGAGGCCACGCTCGGCGCGAGCGAGAACCCCGACGAGGACGCCGCCGACGACGCGGCCGAGGGCGAGGTCGATGTCCCGAACTTCCCCGGCGTCGTGGTAAGCATCGTGGACGACCCGATGGGCGACGAGGCCTGGGACACCTGGGAGGATCAGAGTCTCCCGCTGGTGGCCGACCAGGTCCACTCCGACGCCTTCCTCTATGGCGACGCCTTCGTGATCGTGGATGCCGTCGGCATCTGGCGGCAGGCTCCCGGCCAGATCGCGGTGCGCTACAGCGTCGATAAGCCGGGGACCATCGAGCTCGCCGCGAAGCTGTGGTGGAACCTCGACAAGACCGTGCGCCTCAACATCTACGCGACGAACGACGACGGGACCGTCACGCTCACGCGCTACGCCACCGCCAAGCCGGTCGAGCGCGAGACCAATCTGGACCCCATCCTGTTCTCGACCTCCGGGGCCGGAGCCGAGTTCAAGGCCATGCCGGTCGTCCACTTCCCGAACAAGAAGTACGGCCAGTACGGGATCTCCGAGATCCAGCCGGTGATCCCGCTCCAGAACGCGCTGAACAAGGCCTCGATGGACCTCATCATCGCGATGGAGTACCAGGCGTTCATGCAGCGGTACGTCACCGGCGTGGACGTGGAGATCGACCCGGACACCGGCCTGCCGAAGGAGTTTGTCGGCAAGCACGGCCCCGGAAACTTCCTCTCGATCGCCGACCCCGACGCCAAGGTGGGATCGTTCGACGCTGCCGACCTGGAGCCCTACGTCAAGGTCATCACCGACCTACGGGCCCAGATCGGGCGCGTGTCCGGAGTCCCGCCCAACTACTTCTTCTCGAACGGCGGCGCGACGGTCTCCGGCGAGGCTCTCAAGACCGGCGAGGTCCGCTTCACGCGCAAGGGCAAGCGGCAGCAGCGCTGCCTGGGCAAGGGCTGGGAGGTCGTCATGACCCTCGCTCTCGTTCTCCCCGACCAGGACGGCGACGCGCCGCACTCCTATGAGGGCGAGGACCTCAACATCATCTGGGACTCGGTCGAGCCGCGCAGCCCGAGCGAGGAGATGGACGTCCTGCTCAAGAAGCAGGTCATCGGCGTCCCCAACTCCGCTCTCCAGAAGGAAGCGGGCTACGACCCCGACGAGATCCTGCACTTCGCGATCGAGTTCGCCGAGCAGATCAAGCTGGGCCTGATCGCCAACCCGAACCCTCTGCCGAACCCGGCGAAGGGACAGGCACAGAACGTGCCCATCGGCGAGTCGACGGCGTCCGTCGCCAGCGGGAACCAGGGCGGAAGCCTCCCCGCAGCGCAGCCGCCCAGCGACTGACAAGCAGCTAGCCTGCTTGCATGACCGACGAAACCACTCCCGAGGACGAGCTCGACCCCGACGAAGCGGCGGGCGCGGACCTCGACGACGATGACGGGGGTTCGGGTGAGCCCGAGGAAACCCCCGAAGAGATCAAGGCCCAGCGCGACGAGTTCAAGCGCCGCCTTGACAAGCAGCGGACCGCCAAGGCCCGCGAGGCGCGCGCAGCGAAGCGCGCTGGCACCACTCCTCCGAAGGACGACGACGCCGCGGCCACCGCCGCTGCCGAGGCTCTCGCGGAGAAGGACGCCCAGATCGCGGCACTGGAGGCCAAGGCCAACAAGGCGACGGCCCTCGCGCTCGCGACCGAGGTCGGCTTCAAGAACCCCGCGGCCGGAGTCCGGTTCCTCGACTTCGAGGACATGGACGACCCGACCGACCCGGACGAGATCCGGGCCGCTCTCCGCGAGGCTCTCAAGGAGAATCCCGGCCTCAAGAAGACCCCAGCCGCGCGCGCCGATGGCGGCGAAGGTGCTGGGTCCGGATCGGGCACGCGCTCGTCCTTCAACGAGTTGATCCGCAGGGCTGCCGGACGCTAAGGACATTTTGCAGGGGCTGCCGTGTGCTACGGTAGCCCCCATGTCCGAATACAACCAACAGGTCGAGCGGAGTGACATTGCGGGCGTCGTGCCCGAGGATGTCTCCAGCGAGATCATCCAGGCGGCTACGCAGGCAAGCGCAGCCCTCTCTCTCTTCCCGAGCATCCGGATGTCGCAGAAGACCCGGCGTCTGCCGGTTCTCTCCGTCCTTCCGACGGCCTACTGGATCGACGGCACCAACGATCCTTCGAGCGACACGGGCCAGAAGAAGACCACCCAGATGTCCTGGGACAAGAAGTACATCACGGCCGAAGAGCTCGCCGTGATCGTGCCTGTTCCGGAGGCCGTGCTGGACGACAGCACGTTCGACATCTTCGGAGAGGTTCGGCCCCGCCTTGCCGAGGCGATGGCGCGCAAGATCGACGGCGCTGTCTTCTCCGGCCTCGACGCTCCGGCGTCCTGGGGCGGCAACGGTTTCCTCGGTCTCGGCAACTCTGCCGACGCCGCCGGGAACGTCTCGGTCCTGGGCACCGCAGCCAAGCACGAGGGCGGCGTCGCCGAGGATCTCAACGAACTGTTCGCGGCAGTCGAGGCCGATGGCTTCGACGTCAGCCTCGTCGCGGCCGAGCGGACGTTCCGCGCGGTCCTGAGGTCGGCGCGCGACACGCTGGGCCAGCGGCTCGGCGACGTCTCGCCCGATGGCGCCCACGTCATGGGCACGCCGGTCAGCTTCGTCATCCCCCACACCCTGGACGACAGCGGTGACGGCTTCGTCGCCCTCGCTGGCGACCGGACGCAGGGGATCCTGGGCATCCGCCAGGACATCAGCTACAAGCTGCTGACCGAGGCGGTCATCCAGGAGGCCAACGGCGACATCGCCTACAACCTCGCGCAGCAGGACATGGTTGCCCTCCGGGTCACCTTCCGCTGCGGCTTCCAGGTTGCCAACCCGGTGACGCTGTCGAACGAGGGCAGCCCCACGGATCCGCACACCACGCGGTACCCGTTCGCAGTCCTCAAGTCGCACGCCTGAGCGACACTCGCTACCGGCAGAGGCCCCGTGACAAGCGGGGCCTCTCGCTATCCTGGGGGTGTGGATCCAGTCCTGTGGTTCGTCACGCCCGTGTGGAGGCGCTTCTATCTCACGAAGAA